GCAGAATTTGCCTTTCGAGTATTGTTTACTGTTAAGTTAAACCATGGACGAGATCGGGGCGTTGCTCCGTTCATCATGCCGGATACGAAGGTTCTTAAGCTTCGCCCTGCTTGGTTCTTAATGATATTGCGATCCTTACGATAGCTATTATGCTTATCATCAGGATTCATCTTATATCTTTCAGGTGCGATATAGTTTGCCAACAATTGCCAAGTCGGCAGCTTCTTAGATAGTTCGTTTCTAAGCGACGATCGCATGCCGTCGACTTCAGCGTATGTTAGCTTCTTCATGGCTTACTTCTTTTGCTTTTTAAAAGCTTCTAAATATGCCGGATAGTCCGATGGATTATTACCGATGTTTGCCCAAGTCTGCGGACTCATTGGCTCACTAGGTTCGGCAGCTTTCATACTTCCTTGCTTTTTCTTTTTAACTTTAACTGGCTGAGATGATTGTACAACTGTAGATGCAGCAGGCTGAGATCCTTGCTTTCTCATTTCCATTGTATCAATCTGCTGAGACATTGATTCTGCTGTAGGTACTGGCTGTGCGCCCATGATATTTGCGGAAGGTATTGGCCCTCCGATTGGCCCCATCTTAGCGGACTCAACTGGCTGCGCGCCCATGATATTAGCTCCAATCATTGGACGAGTTTCTGTATCTGATGGAAGATTAGCTGTTAGCATTTTTTTCTTTTTTACTTTTACGACTGCCATATATTCTCCTAGAAAGTTCCTGCGTTAGTAGGTAAATTTTGCCCTATAAATCCTTGCCCTGACATTCCAGTATTTGAAGACTGTGACTGTTGTGGCTGTCTTACAAGACCGGCCATTGCAATATTTTCAGCTTGTTGTCTTGCGCCCATTTCTGTCAATGTAGCTCTTCGTCTAACTTTAACAGCATCTTTCAAAGCTTTTTCTCTAGCTGCTGACTGACTTCTTGCGCCTAGAAAAGATATGCCTGCGCCAATTAACGCACCTGCACCCATTCCTATTGGCCCTCCTGCCGCACCTATTGCTGCTCCTGTCGCCGCACCTGAAAAAGCACCCGTCGTTGTTTGCATTAGCTCTTCATCAGTTATCGCAGCACCGGACATATTAAACGCCATAAAAACTCCTATGCTTTATAATTAGGCGACGGCTTATAATATTTGTCAACCTGAGAATGATCGGATACATAGTTCGACCTATTCCTCCGATTCCATTCCTCGATAAACTCCTCATCTGTCATTGCCTGAGATCCTGCCGAAGATCCAGAAAAATCTGCATAAAAACTAGGCTGCTCAACATCTGCAAAGGTTTGCGCTAACGCATCTGCTCTATCAGGTGATCTACCTAGCCTTGACTTGATCTGTTCCTTTTCTTCCAAGCGAAATACTCCACCATGGAATATAAGCTTCGGCATCATAAGCTCTTCGGCCAATTGTGGATCTTTAGGAAGGCATCCACCTTTCCTAATCCAATCCCTCATTCTAACCCACATTTCTGTTCTTTTGTTGAAATATCTGCGGTCGTGCGCCTTCGCGTTATAGACAACCGGAGTAACGTCAAGGTTAGGAAACAGTGACAAACTATCGATAACAGAAGAACCATAGCCCCCGGTATTGTCAACAAAAACGCGCTCGATCTGCTGATCTTGCTGCATAAAAGCAATCTTACCGGCGAGTTCTGGCCCATAAATTTCAGATGATAAAGCTTCAAGAGGGTAAGATTTAAGGCCACGACGGCGAGCAAATACAGTCCTATCCACACCGCCACGTGCAACATCAACCCCCAAACGATGCTGAGAATTTTTAGTTGAACGATCTGACACATCTCGGTTTTGCGCTTCATGTATCTCCGCCTCTGTGATTAGCATATCACTAGATACGTTTGGATACTTACCGAATACGTTCACCATTACCCAAGGATCCTCTTTTCCATAAGTCTCGATCTGCTCTCGCGCCCAATCCCTACTAACCCTCGGCGCTCTTTTCGGATCGTCAGGATCCCCTGAGATAGTATAGACTGCCCATTTCTGGACAGATCTGCCCATATATGCACGATATATGATACCTTTAGGTACTTCTGGGTTAGCAGTCACTAATAGTTTTGCCGCCTTAGTTTCCGAATCCCCTGTCGATAGTGCCGCATCTGCAGTCGCTAAAACCGCATCAGGAATTGTACCTGCCTCATCAATTAAGAATGCCACGTTATCTGAGTGAAGACCTGCAAGTGCCGATGCCTGCTGCGATTCATCTGCCTGCCT